TGGCTCCTCTGGAAGGGCCTGACGGCGTGCGAGTATATGATTCAGGCGACCGTCCTCCGAGCGGACGGCTCCAAGCTATTCACCCGCGAGCCCTTTGACGTGCGCTGCACCCGATCCTGCCCATGACTCCTGAAGCCGAACTGGATCTGATGCTGCTAGGAGTGGTTGTGGTGGTCGTGTGTCTCTGCGGATGGATGGCTCTCGCATGACGCACTTCGTCTACGGCCTCGACCTTGTGGACCTCGAGATCATCCTTGGGGTGGTCGCCATCGTGACTTTCGTAGCCTACTGTGGCTGACCACGTTCTCTATCGCTACGGCCCGGTACTGAGAGAACCGCTCAGGGCCATTCTCCGGTGTGGTCGACGGAGTGGGATTCCGTGGTGCTGCATCGGCTGGTATCTCTTACGGTCGGTTGTGGTCGCTCATGTGGACGGCTACGGGGGAGGTCGTGCACTGCGAGGACCGCGGTGGGCACGAACCCTCTATGCGATCCTCTCAGAAGCCTACCCTCCCCGATACATCCGGTGCGGCATCTGTCGGCTCATTGGGCGGACGGTCCTGATACGAGCGTGTAACGTCCGCTGTGAGGAGTGCCGTGGCTGACCTCCCTCTCGACATCCCCCCGGGCGTCGGGATGCGCCGTCTGGGCATCCGCGAACTCGCCGAGCGCCCGCACCTCCTCGACACCCTCCTCGTGTTCGAGGCACCACGCCGCACCCTCGGGACGCGCTACGTGATCTCCGCCGACGTGGCCGACGGCATCGGGCAGGACCGCTCCTCCGTGGATGTCCTCCGCCTCGGCACCCTCTCTGAGCCGGAGGAGCAGGTCGCCCACTTCCTCTCGGACTCCCGCGACCCTACCGCCCTCGCCTACATCATCAACGCCCTCGGGCACTGGTACACCGATCGGGACGGCTTCGAGGCCCTAGTCGCCGTCGAACTGAACAACCACGGCCTCGCCACCCAGGAGGTCCTCCAGATCCACCTCGGCTACACGCACTTCTTCGTCTGGGAAGTGGTCGATGCCCGCGATGCCGCCTCCCGCTTCACCAAGCGCATCGGCTGGACGACCACCCCCCGCACGCGGCCGATCATCCTCTCCCACTTCAAGAACGCCATCGAGACGCTCGACCCCTCCACCGGCCTCCCCGACCTGCGCCTGAACTCGCCGTGGACGATCGACGAGCTCGCCGACTTCACGACCGAAGGCGCCCTCTGGGAGGCCGAAGCCGCCAAAGGGGCGCACGACGACTGCATCATGTCGGCCGCGATCGGGCACTACGTGGCCTACAAAACCACCGGGGTGGAGCGCGAGCCACTGAACGAGGTCCGCCGGCGCCGCTCGGCCGAGAAGCAGCGACAGGAGCTGGCCGCCGCCTCCGCCCGCCGGGACTTCCGGAACAGCGCCTTTACGGCCGACGAGGCAGCCGCGTATGATGAGACGGCTGAGATCGACGAGCAGGTGGAGGGGCCGGGGTTCTCATGGATGTGATGCTGCCTGAGCGCTACCCATGTCCGGGAGGACAAGCCGTCTACGTCCATCCGGACGGAGTGGCAGAGCCAGCGTACATTGAGGCCTATCCGGAACAGGCTGGTGTTGCTGGGGCGATCTGGGTGACGACGCTCGGTATCTCGGAAGGGCTCGTCACGGCTCCCTACGACCCCCAACGTCGCCCGCACACGTGGCACTACCCAGAGGACCCAGCATGAAAGTCACCCTCCCCGACGATCTCCTCGACGCGATCGAAGCCGCCAACCCCTCGCTCAAGGTCGTCTCGCCGACCGGGGTGGCCTCGACCGCGCTCCTCCAGATCCTGCGCCGCCTCGCGCCGATCCCGGTGAACGCCAACCTCCTCGTCCTGCACGGGGGCGCCTACAACCGCCTGATCGATCTCCTCGGCCTCGGCGCCCTGCGCTCCCCCGAAGCCTTCGTGGCCGCCGTCGAGCGCTTGCACGCCGTGAAGATCGAGGGCGTCGAGGTGTCGTTCTCCCCCGGCGAGCGGGACGAACTCCAGCGGCGGGCCGAGCGGGCGGGGCGGACTGTGGAGGAGGAAATCTTGGCGGTCGTCCGCGGGATGCACGAGCAGTTCTTCTCGCAGCCCATCGGAGTCTGAGATGACGCGACGGACCATCTCCGTGTACGACGCCCCGATCACCCTCGGCGACGACGCCACCTTGGAAGACCACCACATCGTAGTGCAGACGCCCTCCTATGGGCGTGTCCTGTTCGCCGGTCCTGTCTGCGGGGTCTACATCGCAGGGAATCGGGTGACCGTGCGGAATAACTACCTTGAGGTCATCTGAGATGCACGCCCTGAACGACTACGAATGTGCCGTCTGCGGCGTGTGGCAGGAGCACTGGGCGGATGACACCTGCCGCCCCACGCACTGTGGCCAACCGATGGTCTGGGCCCCCTCCCGCCCGCCCGCGGTCGACGCCTACGAACCGTTCCAGCAGTTCACGACCGACGTGAACGGCGTCCGCACCACGATCGGCTCCCTCAGTCAGCTCCGCCAGATCGAACGCCTGACCGAACAGCAGGCCCGAAACGGCGAGGGCGCCCCGATGGTGTGGCGGGACTACTCGAACGATCGCTCCAACTTCGACCGCCACACCCTCGCCCCCGGCGGCAACATCCTGAAGCCGGTCGACGGCTACGCGGGGGAGGACAAGGGGCCGGTCAAGGTCGACCCGAGCATCTTCCGCCCTCGCAAGGGGTCTGACGTGACCACGACGCACGGGACGATCTGATGCCCCGCTACGCGCAGGTCACCGATGGCGAGTGGGTCCAGCCGGTGCGCCGCGGGTACAAGATGATCTGCTGTGACTGCGGACTCGTGCACACCCTGAACTTCCGCATCACCCGCGGGCGCGTCCAACTGCAGGCCTTCCGGAATGAACGGTCGACTGCGCTGGTCCGGCGTTACAAGCGCGTGAAAGTGACGAAGGGCTGATGGCTGACTTCTCCTCGTCCGGAATTGAGGGCCTCCCCCGCCTCACCGCCGACTCGCTCCAATACGGTGACCCCCGCGTCCTCGGCTGGCTCCTTGAGGCCGTCCTCGAAGGCGACCGGATCAACCGCGCCGACCCCAGCTACCACTCGATCGAGAAGGCCCAGCGCTACATCTCCGGCGAGCAGCGCTCCGAGGCGACCGACAAACTGCCCTACCTCCCGAAGATCACGATCAACCAATCCCGCAAGGTCGTCCAGGCGCACGTCTCCGCGCTCACAGACCTGAAGCCCCTCTTCGGCTACAAGTCGTCCAACCCGTCCTACGAGTTCCAGGGGCAGCTCCTGAACCAGCTCACCGTCGCGTGGTGGATCACCATCATGGCGGACCTCGCGCTGGGGGACTGCATCAAGTACGCCCTCGCGGGGGGCACCGGCGACCTCCTCTGCGAGTGGGACCCCCACGCGGGCCTTTTTGGCAACCACGCCCTGATTCCCCGGGACGCCCGCGACACACTCCCGATCCGCCCGACGACCCAGGCGAACCCGCAACTCTGGGAAGGCGCGGTCTTCCGCGAGGCGCACACGGTGAACGTCCTGCGCGGGATGTACCCGACGAAGGCGCACCTCTTCCAAGCGACGGCCGACTCGCTCCTCGGCTCGCTCATGGGCCGTCTGAAGACGATGGCCTCGCAGATTCTCTCGCCGGCGACCGACACCCTCTCCGGTCTCACCCCGGCCACGCATGACACCAAGCCGAAGTCGGGGCAGTGCCTCCTCTACCGGTGCTACCTGACCGACCGGACGAAGAATCTCACCGGCAAGCCCCTCGTCCTCGGCGACCCCACCACCAACTGGGCCTACACGGTCCCGCCCGACGGCTTCCTCTACCCGCGGCGCCGCCTCATCGTTGCCACGCCGAACGCGGTCATCTACGACGGCCCGAACCCCTACTGGCACGGGATGATCCCCTTCGCCCGACTGAAGCCGTGGTCCCTCCCGTGGCAGTTCCTCGGCTGCTCGCTCCTGAACGACCTCCTGCCGATTCAGGACGCGATCAACGAGACGGCGAACGACATCAAGCTGGCGATCAAGCAGTGGCTGGAGCCGCAGACGGTCTACGATCGGCAGGCGGTCTCCGAGACCTTCATGCGGCAGTACGACTCCCGCCGCCCCGGCGCGAAGATCAAGCTGAACCCGACCGGCGGCGAAGGCTTCAAGCGCCTCGAAGGTCCGCCACCCCAAGCCATCGGCCTCGCCGGCGAGTTCCTCGGCCAACTGACCGAGAAGTTCAACGACCTCTCCGGCACGGCCAACCTGATCCAGCTGATGGAACTTCGGCAGATGCCCGGGGCGGACACCATCCAGCGGTACTACGAAGCCCTCACGCCCGAACTCCGCCAAGAGGGTCGGATGGTGGAGGCGTTCCT